GACTATGGTTGATAATGCCCATATCGAAGATACTAAGATAAGGGTTTACAAAAGCAAATCAGATTATGATGAGATTGCTGGTTTTTCGATCTGGGGCGGCCTCTGGGGTAACTCAGGCAAGATTGCACCGTTAAACCCTAAACAAGCCTCTGAGAGGACTGTAAACGTCAAAGCTAACCAGCGTGAACTTCCCGAAGATTTACCTTTTTGATTATGTACTTAGTAACTTTTCCAAGCAATCCTTATGTAGGTCAGATTTTTTATCATCCAAAATCTGAAAGAACTTACGAATTTTGTGAAACAACAAGAACAGATGAGCTTACTGGTATGGTGCATGAATCTGCAACATGGTTTGATATTACAGAAAAAGACTTAGTTCCCTGACTTCTTGTTGAACAAAACGTATCTAATGCGATCCCAAAGGGTCGCTTTTTTCTTGCTTAGTCGTTTTTCTAATTTATAAATATATGCTTGCTGTGAAGCTATTACATCAAGTGAAGTGCTTACAAAATGGGCTTGCTTTGCGTTTGTTTTTAAAAGTTTTATTGAATAAGGCTTGAGTAACTCAATATCCTCTAGTTTTTCAATAAACTGTATAGACTTTTGGACTTCAAACTC